GAACTGGATACACTATTTCCTGCAAAATTCTAATTCTTCGGAAACAGACGGATAAAAACGGCTACACTTTCCGGAAAGCATAGCCTAAACATTCATTTTGCATTAACGCTTTTATGGCCGTTCGTTACCAATCGGACAGTAACACAAAATGAATATCTAAAGCAAAGTTACAACTTTTTCCCATGAGTGACAAACGCATATATTTCAACAAGCCGCAGCGACTGACGCAACTCATCGGCGCCAACACCACCGTTATCGTTGCCGGCCGTCGTACNGGTAAGACGGACTCCATCGCCGCGCCTTTCGTGCTCCGCAATATGCAGCGTATGCCGGGCAGCACAGGCGGCATCTGTGTGCCGACTTTCAAACACGGTCTGACAAACACCATCCCGGGNTTGCTCGCTGCNTGGAAACGTTGGGGATTTCTCAATGGTGTGCATTACGTGATTGGTCGGAAACCGCCCAAATCGTTCAAGCAACCGATAATCCAACCGAGCGACTATGAGCACGTCATCTCGTTTTACAACGGCTCTTGCGCCATCATCATCTCGCAAGACCGCCCCGGCTCGTCAAACTCGTTGACTCTCTCGTGGCTGCTCGTCGATGAAGCGAAGTTCATTGACTATCAGAAGCTCAAAGATGAAACGCTACCTGCCAACGGCGGTATTAAATCGTACTTCGGGCATCACTCGTTCAATCATTCAATCATGATTTTGAGCGATATGCCGCAGACGCAGCGCGGCTCCTGGTTCTTGCACTATCGCGACAAGATGGATGCCGAGCTTATAAAAACTATTGAGGGCACGGTCTATGAAATTTGGCGTACCAAAGAACGGATCCGCCAACTCAATAATCGTGGCGAAACCGTTCCCGAGTATCTGAAAGGCTACCTTCGTCGCCTCGACACTAACCTCAATAAGATGCGCTCCGTGGCGGTTTACTATAAGGAATATTCCTCAATAGAAAACCTGCAACTGCTTGGCGAAAACTACATCAAGCAGATGAAGCGCGACCTCACGCCTTTGACCTTCCAAACCTCTATCCTTTGTCAGAGGATCGGAATCGCCAAAGACGGTTTTTATTCTTCGATGCGCGAAGCCCACAAGTACGATGCCTCGAACTTTGATACCCTCGACGCTGAGTTTAAGAAGTTGGCTGACAGCCCTCTTAACTCTTCACTCTCAACTCTTAACTCAACAAGCGACAGCGACGTTGACCCCGACGCTCCAATTTGCATCGGTATGGACTACAATGCAAATATCAACTGGATTGTTGCGGGGCAACCGCGTGAGCGCCGGCTCAACGTAATCAAATCTTTCTATGTGAAATTCGAGCGCAAAATCCCGTCATTGGTTGCCGACTTTTGCGACTACTACCGCGACCATCGCAATAAAACCGTAGTGTTTTATTACGATGCAACCGCTCTCGGCTCAAACTATGCCGTCAACGAGCAAGATTTTCGCTGGGTAGTAATCCACGAATTTGAAAAGCATGGTTGGCAAGTGGAACCGGTCTATCTCGGCAACCCGATGCGCCACGATGAAAAGTACCTTCTCATCAACCAGGGCTTTGCCGGCAAGCAGCGCCTCATGCCGTTCTTCAACCGCTCGAACAACGAAGACCTTATTCTTGCCATCCAGTCGGCAGGAGTCAGCCGCGGGCGCAACGGTTTTCGCAAAGACAAGTCAGGCGAAAAGCTCGCCGAGAGCGAAGAAGCCCTCCTCGAGCACCGCACCGACGGCACCGACGCCTTCGAACACCCTCTACATCGGCGCGGAAAAATTCCCGTTCCACGACTCTTTCTCAGCTCTCCACCTCCGGAGTGGTATAAATTTTTCTGCTGATTTATTGCATATTCAACAAATGTTGATTATATTTGCGGAAAAATTTATTATTCACATGGACAACGAAAAACTTTATCCAAGAAAATTCTTGAACGTGACCCAATCTTCTGAAGGACGAAGAGTTGGCAAACAAAGCAGTGGAGCGCATGAAATCGCTCTACAAGAACGGCACATACGTTGAGTTAAAAGAGCAAGACATCATGAAGGTGCTTAAAGCATCTTACATCGCTGAACGATTCTTTGGCAAGTCTCGTTCTTGGATTACTCACAAGCTCAACCACGACCTCAAAAATCGGAAAGCCTGACGACTTTACACGTGAATGAGCGTAAGAAGTTCCGCTGATGCCCTCGAAACCATCGCATTTGAAATTCAGTCACTCGCCGACAGTATGCTCGACGAAGAAGAGTAAATGCATTATGATTTCACATCCAATATGCAACCGATGCAAGCATTTCTGTTTGAATCATGACAGCGGCTCAGGATTCGGATGCCGCGCATTTCCTGATGGCATACCTGACGAGGCTAAATGCCACCATGATAAAATCATTGATGGGCAAACAGGCAACTTCACATTTGAAGAAGTCAAATATGAAGATTTGCCTTTGTTTACTAAAACATTGTGGGATAAAGCTAAGCAACTCAATATTAAATTGTGACGCCGCCAAATTTAATTTTCTCACAACCAGGTTTATATTGATATTTTGTTTAACTTTGTGGGAGTAGAACCCAACTAATCCCTCTCCGTATGGAATACAAATATACCAACCGCAAAGTTGTTAAGCTAACCAACAACATTATCAAAGTCATCGAAGAAATCTCGCAGCGCGATGACACCCTTTTTGAAGATGCGCACATCGGCATCGATATGGACGNCTATTCAGCCCAATATGTCGACGGCGACGACGTAATCATGGACGACATCGACGATGGCGACAAATTCGCCCACTTCGACCTATACCACATCTATTCAATGGAGTGGATACGCTACAACTCAAAACTCGGAAAGTACATCATTATGCGGAAGGCAATCAACGAGTTTGCGCAGGAATACCACCAAGAAATTCTTGCCAGATTCCGAGCCATTAAACGCGACATGAAACTCCTTGACCAACAATGATTATCATCGTTTTATTCATCATCGCTTTGGTGGTCGGCATACCCGTAATTTGCTACGGCTTATTCGGCAAACACCCACACGGCAACCGCCGTCAGCAACCGCCGCGCTCATACCATGAAGATACCGGCGAGTTCACCCAGGAAGAACTCGACTACTGGTATCTCAATCAGGAAAATGACGATTAATTTATTGTGATTTAACGTAGGTGTGCACGATTGCTGCCTATGTTCATAACTAATTTTGTGGCGCAGAGTTAAATATTTCAGAAATAAATGTTAACTTTGTGCCTATGTAGAGGCTAATCCTCGCAAAATAGACCAATGATTTGAAACAAAAGGCGACAACTTGTCGCAACCATTATAATATAAAGGGAAACTCCTTTGTAGTCTATAAGGGCTTTGGTCGGCCTTGCGAGCTATAAAGGANTTTTTCTTATATGCTCGAATTATGGATAAGAAAATTAATATTTTCTCCTTCTTCTCTGGTGCTGGATTCCTTGATTTAGGTTTCGAGCTTTCTGGTCATTATAATGTTGTATATGTGAATGAATTTCATAAAGCATTTAATGACGTATATAGATATGCTCGCAAAAACATGGGTATCGAAGAACCAAAGTACGGGCATCATGTAGAAGATATAACCAAAATTATCGGTTCCCCAGAACTCGCTCAGCTAAAAAANGAAGTCAAGGAATCTAAGGCTGAAACACTTACCGGCATAATCGGTGGACCGCCATGCCCTGATTTTTCTGTAGCTGGCAAAAACAAAGGCAAAGAGGGTGAAATGGTAAACTCTCAGGAACCTATGTCTCTTTGATATGTGAGACAAAACCAGACTTTTTCCTTTTTGAGAATGTAAAA